AAACCAAGGGAGATGGCGAACGCTCGGGCGTCGGCTAACGCTTTGACTCGGGCTTTTTCTTTATCGGTTAAGGCTTTGACGGCCAGCGGGTAAGCGTCTGTGAGTTCTTGCTCTGTCGGTTTAGGTGTGTCCGATAACCAAGTCAAACCGGCATAGTCATCACCGTCCAAAGTCCATTCAGAGGCGGGGTGTGAATGTGTGAGGGTGAAGGCTATATCGGTCATGCGCTTATCTCCATTAGGGTGATCGTTGATATGGAAGTCCTATCTACGTTACCTCCTCGATTAACATACACTGTGCTACTGGCTGCTGCTATTTGTATTTTGTAGGTAACGGCAGAAACGGTTGACGGTGAATCCAGGAAGTTTATTGGCAATGCAAATAGGGCAAGGGCGGCAGAGACAGAAGTACCAAAGGCGGTTGCCGGTTGTCCTCCTCCGCTTGGTTGGGCTATATTAGTTGCACCTCTTAATAGGTTAAATTTTGCACTGACACTGTCAGCACTTGACGCGAAGTAGATGACGACGTCGATTAGTACTTTGGATGAAGTACTAACTGGGGTTAATGTCGCAGTTAATCCAGTCAGATCAACAAAACTGCTGCTGCTTGTGCTGAACGTATCTGTTTTTGTCTCACTCACAACCTGCAACACTTTCCCGATGTCTAGGCCGTCAATATGGTTCGCTAGGGCCAAACTGACGCCCGGGTAGTCGGCTACGTTGTCCGATGACTCCACATAAGGGGTGCCTGCTGCTGTTACTGCCATGTTATAACCTCACTAGATCGGAGTTAGTAATGATTTCAAACCATTGAGCGCCGGGCCCGACGTCTGCCCAGGTAAACGTCGGGGTTACTTGACCCCATTGTAAGACCTGGAGACTAAAACGAGGGTCACTGATCGACAGTGTCATGATGTGCTGCCCATTATTGTATGAATCCGTCCAGCCCTCCACGATCCCGTTAAAGTCAGGGTAAGGGCCCGACGCGGGTAATCCCCTGACGGTTACGAGGTCACCGGATACGAGCTCGAGTAGTCCGGTCGTGTCTTCCGCATCGAGTTGGTCTACGAGCACCGATATTTGTCCGAGATTCCACAGCCCATTAGCCTGTGCGGTCATGATCCCCGCGGCCCGTGTCGTCGCGTCGCCTATGGTTTTAATGCCCGTGTCGAGCCGGTACTCGCGCCGCCCGTGTTGAGTGATCGACGCGCTATCCGTTTGGGTCACTGACAGGTCAGGGCCATAAGTTACGGTGACGTCGTTAATGAGAGGCGTCAGAGTCTTAGACCACGTCGGGGCGAAGATAACTCCGGGCGCTTCGAGATTAAAACTGAGTGGGAATACTGGAGCGTCGGCCCATGTGCCCTCAGCGTCTGACCAGGTGCCGACCTGGTTAGCCCATATACCTGAGAATGTTGTCGATCCCCTGTTGCCGTAATCCTCGAATATGATTCGGCCTGTCGGGTCGTCGTAATAGGTTGCCCCGGTTCCTTGGGCGATACGACCGAGGGCGTCAAGGGCGGTAGTGGGTTGCGCGTCGGCTTCCAGGATCGCGTACAGAGTGATATCGGGGTCGCCTGCGTTCAGGTAGTCGAGGCCAGTCGCGTCAAGTATGTCGGTTACCCGTTGCCGTGCGCTTTGCTCAATGTAGCCCGAGGCACCGACATCCGTATAACCGAGTTTGGCTAGGTTCCCCATCGCCGTAATCGTCGTGATCGCCGTCGGGTTGGTTGTGCTAATAAATGACACGTTCAGGTCACTGATTGCCCCGGTGAACCGATCGACACCGTCGAAAGATATTGCGACCGTATCGGCTAAATCGAGTAGCGGGCCAGAGTCTCCCCTTAGCACAAGTTGCGCGTTGGAGGCGGTCGGGTTCGCTGTAACGTCTGAGCGACCGTGAGCGACTGCGAGACTGTAATCGAATAGTGCTAAGTCGATCACCGACCCGTTAAGGGTTATTTGGAGTGTCATGCGAGCACCGGGGTGACGACCGCGCCGCTACGACTATCGGAGTTGCGGATAACGTTGGCGATAGCCCGGGCGACTTGCTGATCGGTAATGAGTTGTTGGGCGGCTTCTGCCGTGGCTACCCTTTCGGCTCGGGCCGCTGTAGATGCCGCTTCGACGTTGCGGACGGCGGCGGCCACGTCACTTGCTAGTTGCGTTTTGAACGCTGCACCGACTGGTTTAGCCATTGCTTTACCCAACTTTTTGAGTGTGTCGCGCTCGTAGTCAAGTTGGTTGGCAAGCCCTACGACCATCGCGGCGGCCTGCTCTACCCCGGCGTTCATAAAGTCAGGCACTAAATCTAGGGCAAGCTCTTTCGTTTTGTCTTGAATGTTTACAAACTTTTCGTTAATTGTGCCCAATAAGCCTTTATCGCCTAACATTTCTTGACCGAGTGCCCCGCCAACTTCCGGACCCAATCCCGCCATGTAATCAATGAGCCGCTGATCAACCTGTGAGTTCTGTAACCCTTCTAGGACGTTCCCAAACCATTCGGCCTCCGCTATTTGAGCGTTAAAAGCGTCCACCAGGGCGACACCTGTTTTATTGCCTTCTTCATCGAATTGATCCGTGAAGGCTGAACCGAGATCAATCCCGGATAGTAGATTCCCTTGCATTGCCAGTGTGTAATTAGCGACGGCGGCAGTAGCATCTTTGAATGATTGCTCTTGGATTGATAAAAGTTTATCCGTGGATTCAATGGCCTTACCGACGTCTCCATTACTTTTTTCTAGGAATTTTTGGAATTTTGTTAGTTTTTCGACTTCGACGGTTGCGGATGCGGTTGAGCCTCCATAATTTTTAAGCACCTTGCTTGTTTCTTCGAAGAATTGGATTTGTGTCGTGTATCTGGCCCCTGCCGCGGCTTGCCCTTTTGTAAGGAGACCGGTCTGCACTTTTGCATTCCTGGTTGCGTCTGCTAGATCCCTTAAACCGCCTAGGAAGTAAGGGAGTCCGTCGGCGGTTTTTTTGGCGGCGTTAGCAAAAACGATTAATTTTTCGGCGCTTATTAGAGCGGCGTCGCCCGTTTCCTCTGTCGCTTGAGCGAGTGCGTTCATTACGCTACTAAATGGGTTTATCGTGTCACTAACGAAACTGAAGGCGTCACCGAGTAACCCGGTCTCCGTTTTGACTTTCTTCTCGATGTCCTTTAGAAACATGAAGCCGTCGTAGAGCATCGCGAGCGAGGCGACGACGTCGGCCACGGTTTCGCCTAAGTCTTCGAGTGCGGGTTCTAGTTTCTCCATGGATTTGACCATGTCGCTAGTGCCCTCAGTGGCGTCTGTAAGCCCGGTGAGTAAGCCTTTACCAAATGATTCCGCTAGGTTGTCCGTCGCTGTTTTTAATACTCTCATGCGGCCTTGAAGTGTGTCGGCGGATGCCGTGGCCTGCCCGCTGAACGTGTCTGATAGCACTTGAGTGATTACTTGCATGTCGCCGGTTTTGATTGTTGCGGCGTCGATACCGGCACCGAGGCGGGACAGGCCCGCTATGTTTCCTTCGTACGCTTTACCCATCGCGTCGGTTACGGCTTCGAGGCTTTTACCGGATCCGGCAGACACGTCTAGGGCGAGGCTTAGGGCGTCTTGTGCTTTACCCGTGTCACCGAGTGCCCTGACCAGGCGGTCGTAGGCGGGTCGTAGTTCGGTATCTGCCACGCCGAGGGATCGCTCTAGACCGTAAATAAACTTTTCTATTTGTGGTTGGTCATGCGCTAGTCCAAGGTTGTCCAGGGTGGTGGAAAGTCTACGTACGGCTTCTTCATCTTCGAGTGCGGCTTTAACCCCGTCGGATGCTAGTTTCACGGCGAGCGCACCAGCGGCGAGACCGGCACCGATAAGGGCCGGGCCGAGCATATTTTTCAGCGATCCCGCTAAACCTTTTAGACCGCCTTGGGCCTGAGTCATTCCGGCGTTGAATTTTTTTAGATCCGCCGCTAAGTAAACCGTTAAGGTTTTTCCGACTGCCATTACATTACCGGCCATTTACGGACGACACGGTCTACGGCTTCGCCCCATTCTTGTAAGGCGGGTTTTTGGTAACTACGTGCTTTCGCTATCCAGTTCGTTTTCTCAAATGGTGCGTATGAGTTGCGGGCGTTGCCCGTGTCGGTCGGGTATCGCAGCATATTGGAGGATGCGCCACCGGACGTTACTTTCTTTTGCTTACCGATCGAGACTTTGGGGAGCCGGTCGAGCCCTGAGCGAATGTCGGATGCCAGAATGTCGCCCCATTCACCACCGACGTTTAGGGCCGCGTTTTGGAATGCTGGCACCATGTGCCGATCGGCTATTGTCCGTGAGGCTTGCCGTAGCTCTTTGGCGGCTTCTTTGCCGAGTTTCCGGAGGTCGCGCAGTAACGGGTTAAGTCCTTCAATGTAGGCATCGAATTGCTTAGCCATTACGCTAACTCCTCCATGATCGTGACGACCTCCCGGCCGGTCAGTTTCTTAACGTCTTCCATTGTCCAGCCGGTACGCACCGCTAGGCGTATCAGTAGTCT